ACTTACCTAACATTGTTTGTCAAGCCTGCCTAGTAAGCAAAAATAATTGAAAATAATTGTTGAAATGATACGCATGAGAGCGTATATGTTTTGGTGTCGGGCGGGAAACCGCCCCACAAATTAGAAATCAAACTAAATTAGAAAGAAGCGTATATGATTAATTCCGAGGTCATTACAATCACTCCAGAACAAGCCAAGCTTTTTCTGGCACACAACACCGAGAATCGCAGGTTAAGCAAGAGCCGTGTTAAAAAATATGTAAGAGACATACAGGCTGATCTCTGGAAACTGAATGGCGAAAGCATTAAAATGTCAGATCGAGGCGTTATTCTGGACGGCCAACATCGATTGGAAGCTATTGTTCTGGGTAACAAACCAGTCGAGACTGTGTTTATCTCCGGTATCCCGCACGATCATGGCGTGTTTGAAACAATTGATGCAGGTGCCCCGAGAAGTGCGTCTGACGCAATGAGGTTGGATGGCATGAAGTATACTACACTGATTCCTGCGATAGTCCGAGCTGTCGCCGATTATGACTCAGGAAGGTCTTGGGATCGATCAATGAGTCATGTTGAGGTCAAATCAATCATTGACAGTGATTACGAGAATCTTGCCAATGCAGCAAAGGCGGCGGAGGAAATGAAGCATGTGGTTCTCCCGAGCGTGTGGGGTGCGTTCTTCTATATGGCTTCGAGAAGGTGGCCAGAATCGACTATTAACTTCCACAAACAAGCCAGTCAGATGGTCAGCATCTGCTCGGGATCGCCAGTGCTCGCACTCAATAAGGCATTATCGCAGTTACCCGGAAAAACTAGAACTGACAAGATTAGTATTATCGAGAGATGCATTGTCGCGTTCAATTCGTATCTTCAGGGTCAGCAATTAGCCAAGATCAGATTGAGCAAAAAACGTGCACAGATTTTGAAATGAACAATGACATACCAAAAGTCAGCGAAGCCGAAGAAGGCTTTTCTGGCTATATAAACCACGAACAATGGCATCGCGCCTTCCGACTATTTTGGAAGAAGCGAGGAATCACTGAGTATACATTTAACGGACAGGCTAATAATGAACGAGACACTACAGACACTACTGAAAACCTTTGAGGATTTGCTTTCGCTACCGGAGCAAGTCTCAAAACTGAGGCAATCACATGCGGCGAGCTTGCAGACTTTGCAGGCGCAGGTTGATCAGCTTCAGACCCCGAGAACAGCACCTACGGGTTTGATGCGCTATCACTATGAACTGGACCCCAAAGATCCTGACGGCAGTTGGGATCGCATCGTGAAGGAAGGCCAAGCGGAGCAGAGGAAAGACTTCTTGGAGGGAGAGGCATACTGGACGAGCAAGCAGGGGAAATCCCCATCGGGTTACGGGTGGTTTGGGTCTGTGTCCATGCCAGTTATCACGCTTGTGGCGACAGCACCGGAGTATAACTTCAGGCGCACAAAACGACTCCCCGGTAGGTTCAGACTGTGGTCACCTACGAGGTGGGGAAGTACCTTGCGGTTCCACTGTGATGAGGGTCCGACTCTGCGTGACAACTGGACAAACTCTGAGGGGATAGCCTACGGGTTCAAGACCAATGCACCGATTGGGATCTACGTGGAACCTACCACGTATGTGGACGATCAGTTCCACGTAAGACCTTTTGAGCAGTCTATTGAGAACTGTCTTCTTGTCGCTCACAACGGCACTCTGCCGATATATCTGGCCGACAATCAGGATCGGTTTTGGATCAGGGACTGCAATATCCAACAGCACCAAGGCGCACAGGTTGGGATCAAGCATGGGCCACCTATCGAGACGAGCAGCCTCCGACAGGCACCCATGGCCAATGTGTATCTGGCAGATCCGAAGTTCATCGATTTGCAGATGGAGGGCCCACACAACGCACAGCGGCCACAGACTGCGATCTTCGCGGCTGGAAACAACATCCACATGCGGGGCTTGAACCTGTATGGCTGGCTACAGGGTCCGTATCTCCATGGAGGCATGAACCGCTACGTGCAGGTGCAGGTCCACAAGTCCAATACCCATGATGGAAGACAGCCACTGCCTCTGCACGAGGTGTGCGGGGTGACACTGAACAAATACCTGCCCGGAGAGGTAGCTGATTGTGTGGGTGCGGGTGTGGCGAAGTATGTCCCGGCTGCGTATGTGGCACCCTCTACCCTCGGAACGCACAGGAAGGGGGAAGGTTTGTATGGAGGCTGAGGAGAACTTTTTAAAACAGAAATCTGTTTACTCAGGCATCACATTACAAGCTGAGGTTTTACGTGGAGGTCAGAACCAATGACGGTATCCATCCACATTGAATACACGGGTGTAAACGTGTATAAATGGGACCATGAAAACAAAACACTGCTGGAGAATGCGATTGAGGAGGTTGAACAATGATATCACACACGTGGCGAGGAAATAATACCGACGGCAACCAAGACGCACTGGTGCATAAACTGGATGACATCGGCTTAAGTGAGGCGGCAGAATTAATCTGCGACCTAGACGAAAAGCTTACCAAGGCACTTGAGAAGTTGCAGGTGGCTGAGGATTTGCTTAACGAGAGGGATTAACATGGAACCACTAACAATATTTGCATCAGGTCTGGCACTGGGAACGGTGCTGGGGATTATCATTTCAATGTTTATTGAATGAAAACTATGAAGACACAAGAAAACAAATGTAAACCAGCCTCACTGCTGGAGATCGATGACAGCTACGTGCAGGCCACATGGCGTCACCCACAAGCATCTACCGAAATCATCGGGATCTACCGACTCAACCCAGACGAGGTAAGTTGGTCCCTATCACAGCCCATACGTGGGCCGTGGAGTGTGATTAGAGACGGTAAGGTGGTCAATGACCATACCAACTACACAGAGGCTTACAACGCCGCCTCAGTGCATGCCATGGCTCTATTCGAGCTACTCAATAACCAAGGCCCATCCGCAGTCAAGCAGGCATGGGCAGTGGACGGTGGCACTGTCTATGATCTGTGAAGCACACTATCACATTCAAACTCCCTCAAGAGCGGGAGCAACTGGAGATCCACCTTAAAGCGGTGGACAATGCCAGCATTCTCCAAGAATTAGACGAGACCATGCGTGGCTGGCTGAAACATGGCTTCCCAAAATGCTGCACACTGGAATCCATCGCTCAGCATGTCCGGGACATGATCAACGAATGAAATACTTGATCTCAATTATGGCTGTGATGATCGCCTCGGTTGCTTCTGCAAGCGACATCGTCTCAATGACGATCCTCGCAGAGGCCCGGGGCGAGGGGCCAGACGGAATGGCAGCAGTGGCTGCCTGCATACAGCAACGATCCCTGAATAGGTCCATGACACCGGAGGCGGTCTGCCTCGAGAAGAAGCAGTTCTCATGCTGGAACGGCAAGCGTCCTTCGGATCTCGAGTACCTGCTCAAGCTGCCTCAAGCGAAAACCGCCAATTGGCTATCCAAAAACCTGCACAAACTCAACCGAGCCAAAATCGGCTACGCTGACCATTACCACGCCGACTACGTCAAGCCGTATTGGGCTAAAGGCAGGCAATCGACAATAAAAATAGGCAAACACATTTTCTACAAACTTAAATGAAAACCATCGAAGCACACTGGGACCCTGAAGGGATGATGCCGCCTGACGCAGATCCGCAGGAGGAATACGACAATTACAGGGATTTCGCCAAGCGATCCCATGATCTGACAGGACTAACTGGCGAAGAGTTCACTCTCGAAGACTTCAGGGAATACATAAATGGAATCGAACCACTTTAATCTTAAAGCAGTGTTCTGCGCCGTCGATGAAGATCGGGACACCGTTGTCCTGACCATCAATGGCGAGGAAGTTTCGACTAGGGAGGCTGTTGTCACTTTATGCGACAATTACGGCATGACGACACGGGATCTGGCTACACTCATGGCCGTTCCCGTCAGAACAGTCGAGGGATGGAGATCAGGAAGACCCAGCTCCATCCTGAACCGAATGAGGCTGGGTCGAGCTGCTGAGAAACTGTCAGAGGCTAATCCTCCTCAGGAGTTCCCTTGAGAGCATCGGCATACAGGTTCTGTAAAGCGAAATACAGATCCTGTATTGCCGAGAGCCTGCCCGCAAAATAGTGGCGATCCTCTGAAGACAGGCCGTGGCCAGACACATTGCTGGACTCGGCTTTGATCAATTCGTTCAACACCACATCCAACGCCTTTCTCACCGGGTGCTCTTCCTGTAGCGAGAATGCTTCCAGAAGCCACGGTTCGTGGCCTGCAAACCTGTATTCGTTATGCATTTGGGTTAACTCCTATTCTTCCGATCTGCGCGTTCTGTTGTTGAGTCAAACTCATCTGCAGGTTCTGCGCGAATGACTGAACCAACTGCGAGAACTGCTCGTCAGCTTCCATTTGCTGCTGGTATTTAGGGTTGTTTTGTATGATCTGCTGAAGGAACTGCATTTTGATCCCAGCAGACGGATCGTTCTCAACGTATCGCGGCTGGTTGCCAAGGGCCATCAGCGCAACCTGATTGTTCATGTCGTCGTACATTTTCTGGCTGGCCTCTGCCTGCTCGATGACGAGTTCATCGGCCAGCGTTGGATCGATAACCTGCAGTTTCTTTCTGATGAGCTTCGTTCTGTCAACGATCCCCATGGTGTCTTCTGGTAGCACAAACTGAGAAATAGCCTGAAGTTTTTTCTCGACGAATTCGTTATCAAGTTCACGCACGTCAAAATGCAGTGTGAAGTTAAATTTACGTGGGTCTCTGGGAAGGGCCATGTTGGTCCCCGTGACTGTGGCGAACCTCTCGTCGGTGTCGAATACCTGAGTCAGATCCCAGACTCGACCAATGACAGATGTCATGTGCCTGAGCCATCTGTGGACATATGCCTGCTGCCTTAGCTGCGTCTCTACTGCTGGAACAGCAGCGTTCGGCCTTCCGAAGTATCTGTCAGTCCGCTGCTGGATGTGATCCATCAGCGCGAACGCTAAGTCAGCCCCTCTTCGGGGAGACTCCATCCACGTAATGTCACCCGGACGCTGCTCGGAGACCTGAACACCCGGGCCAACCTTGATTCTCTGTCCGTATCGAAGCGGAACTTTTAAGGGTGGCAGTGTCTCAAAGCTTGACCTGTCAAAGACCATGTCAGCTTGAGCCTTGTATTCAGCCTGCCACGTTTTGACGATTTCTGCGACACCACGTGACTCGATAGGGCTGCGTCTCGTTTTTTCCCGTGTGAATGACTCGAATGGATAGGTATCTCCTGCCTCTGTGACGAGCTTATGCTCAGCGTAGACCTCGTTTCCCTTGGAATCCTTCTCCATATAAGGCGAGAACACGGTCATGTATACACCCGGGGTCCCTGTGTCTGTCACTCTGCGACTATATGCATGGATGACTTCGATCAGGTTTGTCTTCTCGTCCATCCGCTCAGTAGAGCCCAGCACAGGGCTCAGGCCCTGATCCCACACTTGCGAGCTCCTGCCTGCTGTCCGCTTAACCTCGTCCACCCATTCCCTGCTCCACTCACCACTGGCCGCCTTTTCTTCCAGCTCAGCCACGGTGTAGTATTCCCTGCGGAATATGGCTCGAGCTCTCTGGAGATCATTCGTTTCTGGCGGAAACAGAATCTCGTGGTATGGGCGAAGAGCAACAATCCGAGGCTGGTTCCGAGCCATCTCGGGAAGCTCGAACGTGGTCTCTCCGTCACGCACGATGTCGCGGATGTGTTTGAGTGCTTTCGATCTGGTCAGTCCGTCATTGCTGGCGACAAGCAGATCCGCCAGATACTCCTCTTGATCCTGCAGCACAGCGGTCAGAGCATCGACTTGTTGGGGGGCATCTACTCCGAGGAAACCGGAGAGGGTTTGGAGGTTTATTGTGCGCGGGGTCTGGGCATAACTACGATCCCAGATAACATGAAGGACGCTCCAACCATACTGTGCGGCATATTCTGCATGCAGCTCCAGCTCTTCTTCCCAACCGGGCTGCATTAAAGTGCTCAGCATCCATCGCAGGTAGAGCCCAACTGCGGATGCCTGTTTGTGATCGGCGGCCTCAACTCCAGCCACATTAAGTGCTGCTCGGCTGATAGCAGATGTGGAGAGGTTAACAATAAAACTGCAGACCTCGTCAGCCAGCCTGATCCGAGTGTCACTGGCCCCTTCCCACGGGAATGGCTGCCTGCCCAGATCCTTGGCATGTTTTTTTCCGTCGCGGCTCTGTCCTGCCCATGTAGCAAATCTAGTCTCGTCGGATTCGCGGACACGGTAAGTGATCCTCTCATCGGAATAAGCTCTTCGGTATTCCGAGCAGAGCTGGTTTATGTTGGGCTCAGTGCTAAGCTGCAGCCGATCGTCAATAGTGTTCATCTCAATAACTCAAAGTCTCCGTGCTATATTCCATTTTCCTCGGGACGTATATCGGGTCCATCAAAATCAGATACCTCAGGGCGTCTACCGGGTCTTTACTAGCACCCTTCTCGCCATCTGAGTTTGTCCACGTCCTCAGACTGTAGATCAGGTTCTGGCACTCCCGCGACACATAAAGCTTGGGCTCATTCAGGATGCTGATCTCCCTGCTCATGTCATAAGCGAACAGGTTATTCACCAGAGCACAGCTCTCATCGATGTGAGCCATGGCAGATGGAACAAACAATAACCCATTCTTTGTAACCTCTCCACCAGCTCCCCTGTCAGGGTTAGCCAGCAGGTCAATGAGACTCTGGTTATGCTCCCTCTGCCCAATAACTGCTGTCCGACCTGCTCTCGGGTCAATATACCTCTCGTGTATGCCTCCATCGTTGACCTCAAGCTCTCGGATCAGCTTTTTGTATTGGTCAATGTTCCTCCCACAGTCCGCAGTCTGTGCTGGTCCCTTCTTACCATCGAGCTTTTCACTCGGGACAGCCCACTCCCCGTAGTTTGCCATGTCGGGCCACTCCCTATAAATAAACACCCGCCCAAGGTCGTCCACTTTCGCCCAGAGCATATACCAGTTCCGATCCCCCGGGGTAGGGTCCACGACCATATAATTGGTCCCCTCTCTGGGGATATGAGAAGGTTCAATAATGTTGCGATCCGTAAACCTCGGGAATTTCCCAACCACAGGGTTGCTGACATAACCATAGGCCCTGATCTCTCTCTCCTCTCTCGTCCTGCCCTGCAGCGTCTGCTGCATCCGATCAAACGGCGAATACGGGTTCCACTCAGAGAAAAACCAAAAGATCTGCCCAGTTCCACTTCTGGTCCTCGCCTTATAAGGCATGTGACCTTTAGGCACCCCAGCCAGTGGACTATCATCGCCCCCGATCAGCTTAGCAGGCTTCGTCTCCTCAATAATAGCCCCCTCCATAGCATCCTTTACGGTGCTCGTATACCCGTCGATCGGCGTGAATGTCACAACCATCTTCCCCTTCCTGCTGATCAACCTGTATTTGAGGGTCTGTATCCACGCCATCGGAACCAGCTCATCGCACCAGATCAAGTCCAGCTCTGTCCCCTCCATAGATGACAGCTCCTGAGAGTAGTTCTTAAACCAGCACTGACTACCGTTGGGGGCCACAAACGTTTTATTACTGAAGCCATTTTTCTGGCTGAATCCGATGTTAACCACCGCCCTCTGGCCTGTCCGCTGTTCCTTCCATGGCAGCGGCAAATAGTCGTAAACATACGGCTGCTGGACCTGCACAGAGCTGTCATGTGTGCTATGGCAGCACCAGACAGCACTCCTGTGCTTATTGGCAAGTGTGCGGACAACCCTCGAAGCCATATAGCGTGATTTGCCTCCCCGGTTGCCACCAAATATGTAGACGATGTCTATGTCCGGGTCCTCCAGCGCATCATCGGCATCCTTCCAGTGTCGGAACAGACCTTTGGTGTTATGCCAGTCAGAGCCATAATTAAAGGGATCTGCCTTCTCCCTTCGAATCAGCTCGTCCCTCTGCTTGACATACTGCTCCAGCACACCAGCAGAGTCCATAGCCTGAGCCTCCTCGCGAGTGGGGATCGGGAACACTGGATGGGGAGTCCATTTCATATCTAATATCTGTCAAGCCTCTGGGGCCTGCCCTTGCAATAAAGCTTACCGCTGCCCTGCTCCACCCACACAGGGATTCTGAGCCCCTTCTGGAACGGAGCACTGTCAGACACTCGGACAAGCCCCAAAGAAGTCTCCAGCAGCCTCTGGTTCATAGGCCTGCCAGTCACAGTAGCCTCCATAGGCTCCCTGCCAGCCTTCCAGCGTAATTCAGCCGTATCCAGACCCGTCCTGCGGATCGCTTTGCGCTTGCGTTTAGTCTTCATTTAAGTCGCTGTTTCCTGATAGGACGCACAGTAGGTGTTGAGGCTAAGAAGGATAGGTCCTTTTGTCGATTATTGTGCGAGGGGAGATCCGCAACGGAATCGCTGATTATCCGAGAATCCTGACCCCCTCCCCCCCTGTTTGTCCGTTTTCTTCGCACAATATTTATTACGTTTAGAGATAGGCTTGCCTAACTTTTCTCTTCTATCACCTCAGCATCAACAACTTTCGCTGGCTTGCAGCTTTCAATCATCTCTCGCAGAGTTTGATCCGACAGATTTATTGTCTCATGTCTAATAGTTGTACTAGGTTTCCCCATTATGGTCTCAACTTTATCGATTAAGATTCCTAGTGTCACGGGTAACTTATCGGGCTTCAGCTCTCCTGACTCTATTGCTGCCGAAAGCTTCTCTAATGCTGAATCCCTCGTCTTTATAAGGTCGCTGAGGAAAGCCTCTTGTGCCTTGGGATCTCTTTCTGCCTGCTTAACAATTTCTGCTGCCAACTGCGGGCTAACCCCGAACACTTCTGTCAGGGTTTCAGGTCCGAAACCCTTCTTAGCTGCCTTTACTACTGAGTCATACCGCTCAGGGTCTGTCTTCTTCAGCCTTGACCCTGTATAGCGTTTGATTCCTGAAGCCTCCAGATCAGGATTCCATTTAGTTTTAACACCCATAAGAGGTGAAGTTGGATCAAGTTCTGTGTGTACACTTCTGCCAACCTCCCAGCCGAGCGTACATATTTTCAGCCTCTAAGTCAATACGTTTGAAATTCTTTTATTGGTATGTATGAGCAGATGGAGGTGTCTTGAGGATCTTCTCGGTCGGATCTGCCACCTACCATCCACTCTGTGTGAGGGATGTTCATGTCTATGCAGCCTAGAACGTCTGTCCACTGGACCCACAGCCTACAGTCTATGTCTGGGTGTATGGCAGCGTATGAGGCGGCATTCCTGAGCTTGTGAACGTCTATGAGGTAGGTTTCGTGCAGGGTTGATGGAATGGTCCTGCACTTGATCTCAACGAGGCCTGTGATCAGTCCCTGTTTGGTGACTGCGTAGTCGAAGGAGTCACGTGGAGGCAGCTTGATTAGGGCTGCTCCTGTGATCTCCTCGATCCTCATTTTGACGAGTGTCTCTCGATCCCTGTCAGCCTGTGACTCGTAGGTTTGTCGCATATTTCAGCATATTGATTATGTTAGTTTTGAGGTGTTGTTGGGTGGAGTCGTTGTCGATGGTGTAATCTGGTTTGATGCTGTCGATTGCTGTCTCTGACACGTGGTGGTCGGAGGAGTCATCGAACCCCGGGCGATTGATTTTGACTACGATGCCGCCAAGGGAGCGAATCCACTCGGCCTCCAGCGGGAACCTGACATCATCACACACCATGACAGTGGTGAATGGGGAGTATTGTCGCCACGTGTGGTTTGCTCGCTTGACCCAGTAGTCGCTGCCGAATAGCTGCTTCATTGCCTCGCCATAGGTTTGAAGGACTGGCCTGATGGTCTCCTTGTTTTTGTCGTCGATTGGAACACCCATGAGTCCCTGTATATCGAGCTTGATAGGTGTGGCTAGGGAGATCCTGACCGAGTCGCACTGCATGAGGTCCAGTATGATGTCTGCAGCGGTAGACTTTCCACTGCGTTTCTTACCTGATAAACCAATGATGGTGTGTGTCATAGGGATGGAGCAACGTCTGTTTCGGTTGACTTGTCGATTGGATCAAATCTACCGCACCATTTAGTCCACTCCAACTCTATTTTTCCGGTCTTCCCGTGGCGATTCTTTCTGACGATGAAGTCTACCCGGCTGTCGTTGGCCTTATCTGGCTGGTGCAGGAAGCTGACGGTGTCAGAGTCCTGTTCAATTGCCCCAGACTCCCTCAGGTCTGACAAAGCGGGAGCCCTCTCAGAGAGGTCTATGGCTCTGTTCATCTGGCTAAGGGTTATGAAGGGAACACCTGTCTCCATGGCGGCCATCTTCATAGTCCTTGAAATGTCGCTTATTTCGACAACTTTGTTCTGGTTGCGGTAGGCTGGTGGAACAATCTGAAGGTAATCGACGATGAAAAGCTTGACGTTCTTCTCTCGAGCCATCCTGCGTGCCATTGATCTGATTCTGTTGGCGTTGATCTGAACATTGTCCTCAATGGTGACAGGAAGTTTGGCACAGTATCCAGCTCCTTCGACGATCTTGTTGACATCACCTCTGCCGGACTCCTTATACCATCCAATGTCCTCCCGAGTGTAGTTACTGAGAAGCCGAGCCCCGATCTGATCGAACGGCATCTCGAAGGTAAAATAGACAACGTGTTCCCCACGTGAGGCAGCCTCGAGCATGAGCTGGACAGCGAATGCCGACTTACCACAACCCGGTCTCGCGGCGATTGTATTCATAGAACCCGGTTTAAATCCTCTCAGGATCGTGTCTAAGGGGGGTATCCCTGTTTTGCAGCCTGTGTTAGGCAGACCGTTAGGAAACGCAGCCTGAAGGCCATCTATGAAGCCTAGCCAGCCTTCTCGCTGATCAGTCATCCCAGAGCTGGCCTTTGTGACCTCATAGAAGTCGTTCTCGAGATTCTGCATGAGCTCCTTAGCTGGTATGTCTTCTGAGAAGTTCTCAAGGGCGTTCCAATACCTCTGAAAGACGTTCCTCTTGAGTCTGGTCTCCTCGAGGCGAGGGTAGTGGTAGGACAGCATACTTGGGGAATATCCCTCAATGCACATTTTGTTGACCAGCATCGCGGCGGATTTAACCTTATCCCGAACGCTTATGTAGTTCACCTCGATGGACTGCTCTGAGAGACTACAGGCAGCCTCCCACAGTTTCCTGTGGTTTATGCCGTGGAAATGGTCTGCAGTGACACCGAGATCCACGGCCCTGTCAAACCCTCCCTCAAGAGCAGCACCAAGAACAGCGTCCTCATCAGCGGAGCTGTGGGGAATCTTCCAGTCACTCAGCCCCATGACTGCCTCCTCTCAAAGCCTGACCAATAAGGAAGCCTGCGGTAAGTCCAGCGTAGTCCTTTGAGACCCTGATCCTGTGCTCCATCTCAGGATCAATATCAGTAGTAGTAGTTCTTTTCTTTAGTTCTTCATTAGTTATAGTCGCACTGTGCGACATTTTTGTCGCAGAAAACGACAGTTTGTCGCTTAAAATAGCAAGACCGACCATATCTTGGTGTGTGCTGTCGGGGTTTTTTTCTGTGGAATTGTCGATTTCTGCGACATTTCCTTTATCGTTAACGCTTGGTCTGGTCATAGTCTGTCCGTGTTCGGTGAGGAACAACTTCCTGCCGTCTTTCCGTATCCAGCCAGAGTCGATCAAACAGGTCAATGCCCTGTATGCTGTGGCTCGATGGACACCTATGTTTGTCGCTAATTTAGACACTGACTCCCAGCATCCGTTTCCTCCGTCTCTCATGCTTATGTAGCAGTAGACTGTGAATTCTATTGGTGAGAAGCCCTGTTTAAACAGGTCCTCGGGTATGAATGGACGTTTCATTTTCTCGATACGGTTTGTTTGATCTGTTCGGCCAGCTCCCGTCCTTCCGGGCCACATGACCTCAATCCCTGAACTAGAGACATCGCTAATCCCTTGTTCAGTTTCTTAGACAATAAAGCCTCCCAGCAATACTTTAAGTATGAATCAGTTTCATAGCTATAAGTGCTCGCAGGGAGGTGCACTAATTCTGGGTCAATGACCTCTCCTTCTGATGGATAGTAGAAGGATTTGGCCTTAAACCTGTCGCAGGCCTGCTGTATAACCTCAGGGAGCTTGTTCCAGTGATCTCTGCGAAGGTATTTCACAGCCGATCATACACGTTCAAGACCAGTGGCTCGTGCGGCGTATAATCGGGCCACACAGAGAGCTTCAGACAGCTCTCCAGTGTGCTGTAGGCCTCGTCAAGCTGCTCCTGAGCCACCTGACGGTCATTATCTGTGAACTCCACAATACAGCTATTGTATGGCCACTCTGTCTCGACCACGGCCCAGTACCACTTGTCGATTTTGAGCCCAGCCTTCGCTGCAATGTTTCGATAGTTGACTTCCTGCCAAGCGTATTTCAAATTTCGGGCAGTTCGTTTGAACTCGAGAGGTTTCGCGCCACCTTTTCTTGTGGTCTTGAGATCAATCACAGTGGAGCCTGAGAGCATGTCAATACGGCATTTAGTGTCCACGCTTCCATGAAAATTTTGCGCGAACACGCTCACCTCAGAACTGAAGAACTTGATGTCTCGGACAATGGGTAGACTGTAGAATCTGTCAGAGATCGCAACAGCCCTGTCGTAGTCATCCTGTTTTATGATCAGCTTTCCGGAAGCTTCCTGCTCCTTCCACCACTCCTTATTGACTTTAAGACGTTTGTCCTGCTTGTCTGGTGGACATATGCTGTGCAGTGCATCGAATTGATCGCGCTCAAGAATATAACTGTGACAAAGGCGGCCAAAAGCCATTGCCGTGCTGTCCACCCTCGGAGCCTGACCTGTGATTTTCCCGTGAAACTCATTCGGGTTATCGATCAGTTTAAGGTCGCTGGTGGAGAGGGCTGAGTCAGCCCGGTAGACTGACTCAGCTAGGTCGTTGTAGACCCCGCTCTTAAAATTAGAACGGAGCATCTGTTGTTTCTTCAAAAACATGACCTTTACCTTTCGCACTCATGAACTCGGGGGATTCGGAGATTTTCTTCTGCATCCACTGGGGAACTTTGTCCCAGTTTTTAAGTTCGGCAGAAATCTCGAACACGAACGGATCGCTGGTGACCTCACCACACGGCAAGCCCTCTGGCATTATCGAAAGCCCGGTGATGTTGTCGTAAACCTGCTCGTCTTTACCCGGGCGGTGGACAATGGTCGCCAGTGTTGCCCTGCCCAGCAGCTCGGATAAATCGATGCCGCTTTCCATTTCAGACTTAGTCAACTGCTTCCCCTTAATCGCTACCACGTACTTGCACAAGGTAGACTTCTGGTTCAATGAGGATGTCACTATGACACTTCTAGACAGCGACACGGGACCATCATCCTCTTTGAATGTGTGTTTCTTGTTCGGGAACTCGAACAGAAAACCAATTTGCTTTTTAGGTCCGTAGAATGTCTCTTGAGTCCCCAAGTCTACTAGCCCGACAAGAACAGCCACGTGGCTTCCTTCGGATAGCATTACTCGATCTTTACTCTTCTCCATTTGTATCTTCATTTTGATTCCTTTTGTTTATTTATTTGTATCCATTCCTCCAGTGCTTTTATGTCCGCGCACTGGAAAATTCTAAGCAGGTCTTCTGCCTGTAAAATAGCGATCCACTTTCCGTGGTTTTTCTTCCAGACCACCACAGGTATCTCTGTGTCTCGAGCATCCCCTTCTGCCTGTGCGATCCAGTCTCTAATTAATGCCTTCTCTGTGTTTTTAACCTCCCAGTGAACAGGCAGGTCTTTACAGGAAACGTCAGGGCTGTCGTGGTTCTGCTGCGACTGGTGGAACCCTGTTCGGCGAGCATCAAATCCGAAATACTTCAGGATTGACACCCACGCCCGCTCACCTCGAGCACCTTTCTGTTTACTGTTGATCTTGCTCATAAAACGTATATGTGACCGTATTTAAGATCCTGTTTCCCTCCGCGCAGAACGCAGACGTGATTAAACGCTTTTGCTGCTTTAGCTAGAGCTCGCTCGGACTCCCTGAGACACCACTCCACGTTCGTGACCAAGCCATACTGAGACCGCCACTTGTGGTCCGTATCCGGAATCCACTCTGTGATCATGTCTGGCCAATATGGAGGTAGTGTGCGATCTGGGATCTGAGTGACGATTTCAGGCGCATCCGCGCGAACGCCAGAAACATATTCACGCAGGTGCAGAGCCCATCGGTAAAACGACTCACCCCTCAAGCTCTCGACATAGAACCAGTCTGCCCTGCTGGTCTCCTCGTTGCATCCATTTCGAGCCACAACGGCAAAACTGGCCCCACTGAGCTCCCGCAGAAGCCAGTGACTTATGCGCCGAGTGGTTGTCGGCTCCTTAATGCTTTGGTCGCCTGTAAATTGTCTGATGATCTCTGCGGGTTGCACGTGTTCAGGCTCGCACACCTTTCCACCATTGACAAGTTTTTTTCTTAACCCGCAGAAGAAGCAGTGTGGGATGTCGGAAATTAGCCTCTAAGCCGACTACTTAGAGGACAATAAATTTCAGTCCCGACCCTCAAGTGTCCGAGGGGTGTGACTAAAAAAACTTGACAAGATGTTACAGATCCACACGAACAGCCTTCAAGGCTTCCTTGTCTTTTATTGCATGACAAGGCTGTCTGTATGATAGTTATCACATGAACTTGCTATATTTGAGTGTGCATGAAGTGCAGGAGTACGATGATTTAAGGATGTTTGCTGAAATACCGAATATCACAGTGATGCCCATCGGCAGGTATCACCAGAAAAACGCATCCGGACTAAGGCCATCTTTAAACAATGAATTCCCTGATTCATGGCGTAAAAGCTGGGCAACAATTAAGGGGACCGAAGAACAACCAGACCAAAGGTTTCACATAACATCTGAAGCAGTAAAGCCGTTTGATGTTATTATGGTGAATCATCTATGGGAATGGTTGTTTGGCAATTTAGAAGCCTTCCAAGGGAAAACAGTGATCTGGCGTGACATTGGTCAAATTGTTGACACATGCGAGGATTACTGGATAGCGGAGGCAGCAAAACACGGTGTTAAAATTGTTCGATACTGGGATGGATACCAAAGCAGACCAAACTATGCAGGTCATGATGCCGTGATTCCATTCGGCAAATTTGCTGGAGACTTTAAGAGGTGGAACGGACAGAAGTTAAGTGTCTATGGCATTTGTCAGCACTTTGTGAATAGAGGGGCAGCGTGCAATAAACAAATATTTGATAAAGTCGAAACCAAAATCCCAATGTCAATGAACGGAGCCCACAACGGGAAGCCACACAAAAGCTACGAAGAGATCCTTCAAGACATGGCTGATCACCGCTTAATGGTTTATGGTGGCACTCGCCCAGCTCCATACACGTTGGCCTTGATGGAAGCGATGTTCACAGGTATCCCCGTTTTCACGATGAAGGATTTAGGGTGGCCGAGCGCAATGGAAGAGCTGTTAACTCAAGAGCAGCTATGCGACACCGAAGACGAGCTGGTGAACAAGCTGGAGTTCTACATGAGCAAAGGTGATGAAACACTTCGCAGGATAAGCGATCACCAGAGATATATAGCGATGGAAAAGTTTTCAGCTTTTAATGTAATGAAGCTGTGGGATAATTTCTTCAAGACAATATGAACACCGAAAAAGTATATGAATGGTTTGAGCCGTATCGTAAAAAGTCTTGCAGCAGGTTTGAAACTTTTAGGGGTGCGCTCGCTCACATTAAATCAAGCGATCCTCTTATCGTTGAGACTGGCACTGTCAGAAAGGTAGAGGACTACGGTGCCGGGTATTCAACATACATATTTGGTGAGTATGCTTCATTGTTTGGGGGAAGAGTTATATCAGTTGACATTAGCCCAGACAACATAAGGACAAGCAGGGAATGCACGAGTCAGTTCAAGGACTTCATTACACATGTCGAAGGAGATTCCATGCAATACTTGAATGAGTCAAAGTTGATGATTGATTTGCTTTACCTAGATTCATTGGACTGCCCAGTCGATGGTGACGCAAGCGATGCCCAAAGACATAACTTTTTAGAGTTTCTTGCTGCGGAAAAGTGTTTGCATGAAGAGTCTGTTGTTTTGATAGATGATTCTGGAGGATTCTCGAATGGAGGAAAAGCAAGGTGGACTGAAATATACCTTGAGGCAAGGGGATGGAATCCGGTGATCCGTTCACATCAGTCTCTTTGGGTCAGGAACGCGAAATGATGTCATGTTTAAAAGGCTGCTAGTTGGTAGTGCTCATTACGTCCCCGATTGGTGGAACGAGAATGGGTCGAAGTTCGAGAGGGTATGTTGCATCAACAACTCAATAAGGGTTGTGAAAGAGAAGCACGATGTGTGGTATGTGTCAGAGGACTACTTCATGCACAATAATTATGACATGAAAAAAATACTTGATGGGTGCCTAGATGAAGATTTCTTTATCAGGATAAAATCTATCATGTCCCGGGCTCCGCACTGGTATTCCTGCCCCGGCAATGGCACTATGCTTGTGAATGCCTGCCGTGACATATTGAACAATGCTACAATGTCAGGTGAACAAACCGAGCTATATCTCATTGGATGCGATCTCGATTACTCCGGTGATAAAACTCACTTTTACGATGGAGGAACCCCGGACCCACGAAGAATACCGGACGATGTACTGAAGGGACACCTTGACAAGTTAACCTCTGACTATGTGCCTTATCACAGAATATATAACCTCGGACCACAGCCAAGCTTCCTGCCGTTCCCTGCTGGGAAGATATGATTAACCTATGGATTCGCTCAGCATACACTGCACGTCCACAAAGCACAGCATGTGTTTGTACAGGGATGTATTCCTTCCGTCTTACATTCAGCACTGCTCTCACATACCTCACACGCTTAACATGCATCCGGGCCCGGAGGGAGGTAACGGAAATCACGGATCTGCGGAATGGTTTTTTGGGACCAGAGGCAAACTGGAGTTGTGTTTATTAATGTGCGAAACCAACCCATCACAAGCTGTGTGCATATCGGACGTAGACATGCTTTGGGTTGGAGACCCGCAAAGAGAGCTGAGCGAGATCGAAGCGAACGAGATATATGTTACCCGCGACAGTCTGCTGGATAAAAGAATCAATTCCGGGATCATTGCATTCAGGCCTAGCGACAAAGTGTTCTCAATGCTCACGTGCGCTCTGGATTATTCACGCATAAACAATTTGGATGATCAGTGTTCAATGGAGGCCACCCTGAAGACCAGAATGCTGTCATTAGATTTCTGCAATACAAAGACGGTTGATGGAACGATACAGCGTGATCATGTGTGCTTTCACCCGACAGTCTCACAGCCAAGCGAAGGCTTAAGTAGTGCATCAAAGAAAATGTCACACGTTGCGAATTATCTTTCACGTTTTGGAAATACGCATTGACACATAATCAAACTTGATCAACACTGCTTCTGCCCTCCCGATCCGTTGTGGTGAGGGGATTTAGGGCTTCCCGGAAACCTATTGGGTTCTTGGACAGTGATACGACGACATCGCTATCGCCCCGCCTCCACAAGCTGCTGGATACAGTATAAAGAGGCGGGGCGTTTGCGTTTACTGCTGCGACAGGTGCCGCTCTGCTGCCTCTACTGACTGGAACACAGGGCCGATGCGGCGTCCTGTGGGGCCGTAGACCCTCACACCTGCCCTGCTTGAGGTCTGGACCGCACGATGACCTTCTGGGGTTGTATAAATAGCTCCTCCGCGATTATTCAGGGAGCGTTGAGGTGAGAACCTGTTGGCTTCACTGCGGATTTGTTCCTGCTGCTTAGTCCTTGCAACACCGTAATCAGACCTAAGCTTAACAGGGCTCTTGTAAGATCGAGGATCAAGTGATGCCTCGGTCAGCACAGGCTGCATTGCTTCTTCAGTGAGGCCTTTAAGAGCCATCACCCTGCTGACGTTGGCTCCGATCTTGCCCTCAGGCGTTATTTGCTGCCCCGGCTTCATGATGCCTGACTCTTCATCAATTCGATTGGTGAACGAATCTCTCAACAAATCAAATGCACTCATTCTGCCCTTGATGTTGGATATTGACTTCCCTAGCACTCCGTATTGATAAGCTGGATGCACTGGGAGGCCTAAGTCTTTAGGATTGATGATTGGGGTAGGGGCAGATTTATCAAACTGAATGACCTTTACGATGTCGCCTGTCCTGTATCCTTGATCATCCTTGTAGGCGTTGAGCTTGTCATACATGTCCTTCCAGAAGATTCCACCATACTTCTTCTTGTAGTCATTAGAAGCAACCTGCTGCCACATCGTCTTCCTGCCGCCGAAAGTCATCTCTGGTAAGGCTTCCTCAATGTGTTCAATGGACTTGAACTCGAAGCTCTCCCATTTTGACGGGCCTTTAGGGGTGAACTTCTTGCCCTTTGCTTTGGCCTTTTCAGCTTCCAGTTTATTGGATTTTAATCGCTCTGCCTTGGCTTTCTTCTGGATCATAGCAGAAGCCTTCTTCAGAATCTGCGGCAGGTCTTTTTTGATCTGAGGGTTCTGCTGCATGTCATACTTGAACTCCTCGAGCATGACCTCGGAGTAGGTCTTGTTGCCAGCAACAGACTCCTCCTTCTGCAGGACTACGAGCCCTATCCCGTCAGTTTGCCGGATAGCCCTTTCGAGCTGAGAAGCAATCGATCCACCCTCAACTGCCCACGCTATGGTGCCTTGATTGTCTGCCAAGTCAGGATGATCAGGTCCGCCGCGAAGCTCAAACACACGTCCTGATCTGGCAGTGTACTCACCAACCTTCATGCGGTCAGCCATCATGATGAACGCCTTCTTCCCGGCGAGCTGCTTAATGTCGTAGCCCGGGTCATTCGTGGCAGGGCTGAACCTAGCCATCACACCCGGCGTGAGTGAGACCACTCCGTTCAATATGGTTCCTGATTCAGAGGGATCATTCAGCTTCCGCTGAACAATTGATGGTCGATCTGCTGCAGGCGAGAACCTGACACCTGCTCCTTGTGCAGGCTCATCTCTCCTAGATATATTTATTTCCTCACCGTTCCTTGTCTTGATCTTGATGTCCGCATCATTGAATGCGACATAATTGAAAGTCTGAACTTCCTCTCCCGAAGCTTTCCTTGACATTCCGTCCTTGTAATTAATGCCTTTGATTCCGTAAACATTCAGCAGATCAGAAGCATTCTTTTGGCGATCTTTTATGGAGTCACCGACGAATTCCAATGCAGCATATATTTTTTGCCCCGTTAAGCTTTTTCTCATGGGCCTTTCGTCAAACGAGTATGTGCCATGGATTTGCTCAAACAATTTAGCCATCTTCAATTCTTTGGATCGATAGAAGGTGTCAAAGGCGAGGCTGTCTGGATGTTGTGGGTCGTCTTGTAAAAGAGCCGCTTCAGCGAGTCTTTCGGATTCGTCTAAGAATGATTTATAATTGTCCCTCGTCACCCCTAAAGATTCTGCCATTCGATCAATAGAACTCTTAACGAAATCTGACTGGTTGTCATAGTTCTCGTCCCATTTGATCAGCGTGGATTCGTCAGCATCAAAGTCCACCTCATACAGGTTGCCTTTTGGCTCAGTAATGGAATCCTTGCTGGCTCCTTTATTCCTTTCGTAAAAGTCCATCAACCTAATCACAGGCTCATTCACAGAATCTTTGAGCCTAAAGATTGAATACTCAACTTGCTGCCTAACGTAGTCTGTGTCCAGCCCCTCTTTGACTCGTTGAAAGTAAGACTTGATGTAGCTGTGCAAGTCAGCCTCAAGCGGACCAACATTGAACTCCCAGCCGGGAGGCATCAACTCATTGTTCACCACCATGTCTGGTGTCAATGTATTCCTGTAGTGGTCTGCGACCTTCCTGTCTTCAGCAAAATAGAGACCATAACCATAAGCCGTGGCCCCTTCACCTGTGCCAATCTTTGACAAGCTGAACTCGTCAAACTTGTGTGGAGATCCATGATAAGCAGGAACGAACCGTATTGTTCCGGGTGCAGTTGTGAATCCACCGTTGGCTGCCATGGAATACGGTTTATCAGAAACTGTCCTAGATCCTCCAATGGGAGTAAAGTGTGTCTGTGCTCTCTGGTATGCAGACTCCGAGAAAGAGACGATCGGCCTACCTTCTTTTTGCTGCAACGCCACAATGCGATCCAGACGAAAACTGCGCCAAGGAAAATCTTTCCCGCCTTCAAACAACCTCCTTTGTCTGGCTGTCATTGTGCCTTCTGGAACCTCAGGATTTCCTTTAACGTTTCGCACACTTAGAATCTTGTTCAGGAAGTCACTCTTACGCTGCGAGCCCAGAACTTCAGCGGTCCTCTTCTCACCAGATCTCAGCGCGTTGATGTAGCTGTGCAGGTCCAAGAACATCTGAGCCTCTGAACCGAAAATCTTCTGCATCTCCGCAGTCTGATTGTAAAGCCTGCTGGCTTTCGACTCAGTGAGGCTCATGTCTAATACACGTGTAGTGATCGTTCCAGTGATAGGGCTGACCACGATGTCATAAAGCAACGCATTCCGGTTGCTTATGGGAAGATTCTTTGCTCGCGTCTTACCGAGCTTCGTCTTCATTGTGGAGGCTCCGTATGTCACGTTCACATACTGATCTGCTTCATTGATCTTTGAGTATTCTGCCAGAGCCTTCTTTATCGTGTCATTAATCAGAGGCGAATCCAACAAAGCCTGAAGCTGGCCAGCACTAAAACGAGCCCCTCTGTAGCTACCGTCTGGCTGTCTTGTCAGCCCTCCTTCCCCACCTACTTGATCCAGAATGTTTGTGATGGTTCTGGCTCGTTCCTTGGCTATCTTCTTCTGCTCAGAGTCGCCCATGATGACACGCTTTCCGCTCCGGTCTGTCTTGGCGACTCCCATGGCCTCCATCTCTCGGAATGTATCGTCGTCTGACAAATCGACCGCGCTATAGGTCTTGACTGGCTCGTCCATGGAGAGGTCCACCTTCCTGCCTGCTTCCCTGCGAGCCTTGACGAGGTCTCGCATAGCAGAATCAAGCCTTCGTGACTGGCGGATCTGCTGGCCGAAGATCGGGCTCTGGAAGGCCTCATAAACGCGATCCAGTTTGCCTTTTGTGAAGCGATCAAAGACGCCCTTGAGACCTTCTGCAAAGCTGCTTCCAGAAAAGATGTAGTTGCTGTTTTTCCCTTTGATGAAGTTGGCGAAATACTCTGCCCCCATCTCCTCTAGAATGTAGTCTACCTTGGCCTGAGAAGATCCCCCCATCTTCTCTTGATACCTTTGGCTGATGTCTATCTGCTTGCCCAATCTGTTCTCGTAATCCCGAATGAAATCATTCACCTGTTCTGGTGAATACATACGGCCAATCGTGTTCTTGATTGTGCTGACCATCGCATCGAAGCCATCCAGCCGCGCCATAGCATGAAAGGTTTCATGAAGCATGGTCTGAGCGTCTGCGTTGACGTTCAGGTATACGACAGGCTTGCCGTCCTCCTCACCCAAAAACCCTGCAGCGTCCCCGAGCTTAGTTCCTTTTTGGTCAACCACGAAGTCAGGGTCCACGTGACGCACTGTAGCTGATCCCTGTAGAAGGATCTGCTCAGCATCCATTCGAGCTATCCGGTCTTCTCGGCTAGAGATGCCAGCCAGACGCTCCCTGTCCTCCACGGACTTTGTCTCAATCCACCTTCCGTAGTCGCTGTCCTGAGCGTTCCGCAGAGAGGCCCCAGTCAAGCCTTCGACACTCCTCCCCAACGTGGCACCGCCTGCACCAAGAACTCCGCCAGAGCCTATACCCTGAGCGAGTCCCTCGAGCCCACCAGAAGCGAGACCGATGCCTCCACCGATAGCTCCACCAATGACTGCACCAGTTGCCGCTCTGCCTGCGTAGTCTACTGGTCTGTCAAGGAACTGCAGCCTTCCTGCAAGCTTGCCTGCGATCGTATCAGGCTGATGCATGTGCACACGAGCCATTCCTCCCAGTCTGGTTGGGGTGTGAGACATCGCTTCACCAAAACCTGTGAGAAGTCCTCCTGCGACATCCAGCAGTGTCGGTGTTGCCACTGCGGCCCCGACAAGGCCTGCAGTTCCTCCACCGACGACACCTCCCGCGACAGCAGCAACAACGCCACCGGGCACCACTACATTAGCTAGTCCACCAGTGGCCTCATCTATGATCTCTGTCGCTCCCTTAACTCGGTTCTTGGCTCCCTCAATGAGTCCTCCAGTGTATTCGGAGGCGATCGATGCTGCTCGACCAGCCGCCCTGACCGGAGCCCCGAGTGTTCTTGCAGCAGCACGACTTGCTTTGGATGCGAGCTTGCCTCCCGGGACAAAGAATTTAGGATCGATGAACTCACCAGTGAGCTCGGCTGCTTGAGTGTTGATTTTGGCAAGGTCAAGTTTGGCTCCAGCCATGCCTGCCCAGTCAGCATATTCATTCCACGCCGACTTATCACCTCGCTCAATGGCACCTCGAACATTTTGAAGCTCCTTTAATTTTACGAAATTGTTATACTGATTCGTCGTCTCGTCCTCGCTGACTCCGCCAAAAGCATCGATCTTAGATCCGATGTATCCTTTGGCCATCTGGATCAGGGTCTCAGTGTCGTAGGTGCCTCGAGCTGCTCCCTCCAGAAATGTTCTGGCAGATGTCCCCGGATCAAATATGTTGACATATGTCCGCACGGCATCTGGCAGGTTGTTAACGATTCGCGCCGCTGTGTCTACAGCAGCTTCGGCCACAACTCCGGGGACCTGACCCCAAGTCATGTCAGGACGCGCCTGCTTATAACGGACAAAGTCCTCCCGGGTCAGGGAGGACGATGGCGTTTCAGGATTGTCAAATCGAGCTACCAACTTTTCATCCGGCTCAGGGTAGTCTCGATTAATGATGTCCTTGATCCTGTCCTCAGACATCTGGTCTGGGAACTCTAAATTGACACCATAGTCCTCAAGATAGATTTTCTGCATTATCGTGATTCCAATTGACCCGACATTCCGTAGGTGAGAGTTTTGTCCACAGAGCCCTGTGCTTGACCTGACCACATCCCTGACGGCTGCTGCCAAGAGATTAGAGCTGCGTTCTTAGCCAATCCCCTCTCAACTTTCTTCAGTAATGTCTCAAGTGCTGTTTTATTGGATGATGACAGTGACCAGAATTTGGTTGGGTCTCTGATAATAGACTTGAGCAACTCTTGTTCAGTATCAGTTACAGCACCCGGTCCTACGATCTCTTTACGCAAAGCTCCCTGCAGCGCCCCCTGAAGAACTCCTGCTTCACTCCTTAGATCAAGCGATGTCCAAGGAGAGTCCATCTCGTTGATCTCAAGAAGTCGCTTAATTCCTGTTTGCGCCTCAGTAGCTGATATAAGAACTTCCCTGAAGTCTTTGGCGATTTCAGGACTAGGTGCAACTCCATATCCAGTGACCGTGCTGGCCCCTATCTCGCGCTCAAGCTTCATAAGGGAAATCTGATCCGATGGAGTCAGCTTGTCCTGTTTAGCGTAGAGCATCTCATATAGATTCTTTGCTTGCGTGGGGTATTTTTCAGCGAGCTCAGGGATGTTCTCAGAGACACGCTTCATCACTTCCTTGCTGGTCTCAAGCCTAGTGTCACCCTCTGCAGCCTGAATTCTGAGAATGTCTAAGTCTCTGGCTGCTTTCTGGACCTCTGGTGAGGGCTCAAGTGCTGGCTCAGGTTCCATGGGGCTCTGCGGCTGGGGTGCAGGTGAAGGTGTTTCGGTGTCTGTGATTTGTCTAGGGCCGAGTCTACCACCTCTCCTCATAGCTTTCATCTCCTCTCTCATCTGAATTTCTGGAGACCTCCCAGACGGCTTAGAGGGAGCAAAGGTGTCTTGCAACGACATTACTGGGACTCTGTCTGGATCGTATTGTTCAGCAAAAGCCCTAGCTCTAAATCGCTCCTCAGTGGTCCTACCTGTTGGTTTTGATGGAAACTTAAACTTCGGCCTAAACTCTCCCTGCTGCGCTTGAATCAGTCTCTGCTCTGCTGCTGTGATTTCTGGCCCGAAGTCTCTTTGGACCTGCTGTGGCTGGAATGCTCGCAGCATATCAGAATAAAAGCCTTGAGCCTCTTCTTTCTCACGCTGAGCTGCGATCTGTGGATACATCTGAGCATAAGCAGCCAGCTCTGATGCTTCCATGCCTTTAAGAAGATCCTGATCGGCCCCGAGTGCTGTCAATGCCTCTACAGTCCCTTTCTTGAACTGTTCACGCCTCTTCATCTCCTCTTTGCGTTCAGAAAACTTCTTGATCCCCTCACCGAGGCTTGCACCAAATCCTGCGATACCTGCACCGAGAAGTTCTCCAACTCGAGACCTCTCGGTAGGCTGGACGATTCCCTGTCCTTGATATGTCTGCTGTGAAAATGCCATAACTTTATCCGATCAGTTTCTTAATACGTGAGTCCATCCACTTTTTTATGGAAGGCTTGAGCCACTCATTCTTTGACAGCCAGCCAGCGAATCGTTGACCGTGCTTAATGTAAAGATTCCTGAACCATCCCGGAGAATCATTGAGAAGCCACTCCCGGAACAATACCCACATAGGATTACTTATCCCGTAAACCTCACGAGCAACCCAGCACTCAGGAGGAGCAGCAGACGGACGGCCTGCAAATCCACCAAGGATGCTTCCCGCTGCCTGTAGGCCTGCTCCGGCAACTCCTGCTCGAGCATTGGCAGATGCTATGCTCGCATTAAGTGCAGCATTGTAGTTACCAGCGGCCAGACTGCCAGCATAGGCTGACTCTGGGTTGAAGACCTGCTGCGGAGCCATTCCTTGACCTTGTGCAGCGAGGCCTTGACCAGCAGCGATACCCACTCCGGGTCTACCGAGAATAGCCATGAACGGATCTGCAGCAGTGGCTGCGTTTAAGCCTACCATCTGCTGTGCGAAGGCCTGCCGCCGTCTCTGTAGCTGCTCAGCCTGCAGACCCTTGACAAGGGATTCCTGACTGATGTCTGACACGCCAAAACCCATTCCACGAGCAGCCTGAGCCCCTCGGACCTGCTGCTCAAGCTCTCTGGCCATAGATGGAGGCAGAGATGCTCCTGCAGCCAGTTCCTGCTGTGCCTGCCTGTTCAACTCTGACATCAACGCAGCCTGCTCAGGATTGGCCTGCCTGAAGGCCTCAGTGGCCCTCTGACCGAGTCTCTCGACTGCAGCGATGTCTCCTTCTCGAGTTACATCAAGGCCAGCCACATCGGCTCTGGCGAGCCCGGGCATAATGTCTTGTTGATACAGCTCAAGTAAACCGGGCTGACCTTCGCTTCCGCGCATGAGATCCCTCAAGACCTGCAGGTTCAGGCGGGCCTCTGCTGGCCTGCCATATTCCTGACTGGCTTCAGCAGCAAACAGGTCAGGGGCCAAATCTATTTGAGCCTCTAGTGTCTCGCGTGTCTCCTTGCCATAATCCCGAGGCGGAGGTGCCTCTGCGCTATACATTCCCATGGTAGTTGTCTTGTTGGTATTCTCTGTGCAATTGGCTAAACTCTCTCATCGCATTCCACCCGCCACATAGGTAGACGACTGCGAAGATCACCTCGTGGTAGTGGCTCTTCAAAACATCCGAGTGGACTCTCTTGACCTCGTCCTCGGACTGCTCCCATCTGTTCGCATCGAGCCACGCACTGCAGCTCACAATTATTATTGGCATGAGGAAGTTACTGTGGGCCTGATAAAACGGGTTGGAGCTCAGCTCCAGCATCCACTTCAACTCAGCCTCAATAAGCTTCTCATCAGACTCCACCTTCCCGAGGTCGATCATGTCGTCAATGTCATGTGACCTCTCGGCAAACATTTGAACAAAGTCCCACGCTTTCTCGTTGTTATGAGTCAGCCTTAGGAAGTCGCTCTTTATGGAGTAGTCAAAATTCATCGGTGACCAATAAGTTCAAAGTAGGCCTTGTCCCCGTTACCTGCTGCATGCCCACTACGCATCACCCATCTTAACTTAATGATTCCACTCTCAAGCCTTGGCACTTTAATCAATGATCGAGAAAACTCAGTGCGATCTACTGCGCTGACTTGATGACTCCATTTCGTGATCAGTGGGATATACTTTGAGCCATCATAGACCCCGAGAGAAACGTGGCTTCCCTCTACGGGGAGCAGTTCGACAGAGATCAAAAGCTCGTTAACATCTGTGTCGAAGTCGCTGATCCCGGAAGAGTATGCTGCGTTGATAGCGACAGTATTGATGCTGAAGTCAGAATAAAATCCATCGTTCAGGCCAGATGCGCCTCCACCTACAATAGCAGTGGTGTAATCGATCCCGCTAAGTCTCCAGTCAGACCAAATCGATGATTGAGATGTCGCAGGTGGACTTTCAGCAATTACAACACCATCACTTGACCAAGTTGATGAAGTTGAGAATGTGCTTTTACCAACGGTGTCGTGCAGCTTGTATGAGTTGCTTGTCTGCGACTGCCATGAAGCGACTCCGCCAGAAGCGACAATGATCTGATTGTCTAGGCCAGCGGATATTTGATCGACTGTAATCGTCCCAACGCCTGCCTGAGCTGACCACTCTGGGTTCGCTCCAGCCCCTTTAGTCTTCAGGAACTGTCCGTCAGTCCCCGGGGATAGCTTCACGAGATCGCCGTCCGCATTATAATACAATAGCTGACCATGAGTCCCCGCCTCTAGCTTTGTCAGGCTGAGATTGTGATCATTGATCTTGCTGTTTATGTTGATCCCCTGCTCGAGTTTGACAGTAGTCACAGATCCGTCTGCTATCTGCGCGGAGCTGACAGAACCTTCCAAAGTGATGGCAGGGGCTCCAAGCAGGTTAAGCTTCGGGTATGTGATCTTCTCGCCTTCAGAGAAGGTGTATCCTTTTCCAACTACAACTGAGAGTGCCATAAT